TCTATCCAACGTATGGATACTTGTCCAGACAAAGTAATGGCTTCTGCATTAGCAAGTTTGTAATACCTGAAGTACTGATTGCCGATAGCACCATAAGCACTATTAAGGGCAATCTTCTTCGCCATCTGGATATTGTTACACCTAGCAATCTCTTTGGTAAGTGCGTTTGACGGATTCTTTTCATACTCTTGTTTTGCCTGTAACATCTTCTTCTTGAAGACAACACGATCCCCATACATCTTGTCCATAAGTTCAGGAAGGAACCCACGCACATCTTTCCTATACTGTGCTCCATTCGCACAAACTGCATAATCTCCATCAAATTTACACTCCTGATTTAAGATCCTTTCAACGCTCGTACTGGGATGTCGAGTTTCCCTGATGGTCTCTGGACTGATATTATATTGCATAATAAGATGAGGATACAGACTGTTGAGGTCAAAACTAACCACCCAATCATACTTTCCTGGAATCGGTTCCTTGACATAAGCACCTGCATACTTTTCGTTTTTTGCTGATCTATTCTTAGGGGGAATAACTATGTTCCTCCTCTTCAAATAGTTATAGATGATAGTGTCCCACATCCGCACTTGATAGAACACATCATTATAATTAACCTTAGCTTCATATGCCATAGTAAGAGCAAGCTCAATAAGCTTCATCTTACCTTCAAGACGGTCAACAAGTTCAACGTCAATTATATTATACTCAATATACTTCTGCCAACCTTTTGTGTAGAAGTCCTTAAAAGTATCAAACTCCGAGTGATCTAACTTCTTTTGTCCTAGTTCTACCTGTGCAATATAATCCAACCTATAAGATTCCTGTGCCTTATAAGTAAACTTCTTATAGAGATCAAGATAATCTAACTGACAAACACCACCAACATCAAATGTTATATGCTTACGTCCCTTAATAAATGTTTCTCCCTCTGATACAAGTCCCCAAGGAGAAAGTCTTTTCATCAACTTCTCACCTAGAATCCTATCAATCCTACGAGCAATATAAGGTATATCATAAAGTTGTATGTTCCAACCTGTAATCACATCAGGAACATCTTCCATCCAATAATTTATAAACGATGTGAGTAATTCATACTCAGTGGGGCAATGATGATAAGTTACATCCTTCCGATTATTCTGAAAGGGTTTACTTCCCCAAGTAACGATCTGCTTAGTTGTATAGTCCTGTATTGTGATTGCCAGAATCTCTTCTGAACATGATTCAACGTCTGGGAAACCTTGCTCAGACGCAACCTCAATATCCAAAGTAACAAGTTTAATTTGAGATATGTCAAACTTGATTTCATCCTCTGGATATTTCTCTGAAATATATTGGTATATGTATCTGTCATTCCCATATATCTCAAAGTTCTCAATATCATCATACTTCTTATAGAACTCACGACAGTCGCGTACCGTGCCTGGATGAATTGCTTCAACTGCTTCTCCATTTAACGTTTTGTATTTAGTATTCTTTTTGGACTTAACAAATAGAGTAGGGAAAAACTCATCACGATGTTCATACCTTCTACCATTCTCAACTCCTCGTACCAGAAACTGGTTCCCGATTAATTGGACGTTGGTATAGAATTTCATTTAGTAAGATCGATGTATTTTTCAAGTAAGGTAGGGGTTGGTTCTGCAAGAGTAAGTATCTTATCAGAACTAATCATGAATATATCATCCTTAGTCACATTAAGCAACCAAGGTTCTAAAGTTTGATCTTCTTTAATTGCAAATGGATTTACTAATTTGCAATCTGGTTCACCAGGAACCACTGCTGCAATTTCTGCAATCTCACTAATCAGAATCTGATTTGTCGTCAGATGAATCAACTTTACTATCTGGTCCATTTACTACATCCTCAATGTACATTTCTTTTAATTTGGCAGTTGGTTCAACCATTGTGATTAACCAATCAGCAGTGATAGGAATTTTAGTTTCAGCAGTTAAAGGCATCCAAGGAAAAAGAGAAACTTCAAATCCTGCTTTCTTAGTGTTCCCATTAGGAGCTTGTTGTTGAGGATTTCTCATCTGAACAACACAAGGTTTCTCAAAGAAATATCCTATAACCCTACCCTCTGGTCCTTCCTGAGTACGCATCTCAGTAAGATCAGTAATAATATCTTCTCCTGATTTAAGGAGGCATAATTTAATTGTCATAGTTTAAACCCAACGTGTAACTGTTAATTCAATAGAGTTGTCATCCATTTCCCATTCTTCTTCAACTTGAAATCCCATTTTCTTAACCTGATCATGAATTGTCATTCTAGCATACTGTTGGTTTACTTTGTCAAGAAACCTTTCTACTGGGATGGGTTGATTCCAAGTTTCTAAATCTGCAACCAATTCATACTCACCTGTCATTGGATTCATTCTAAATCCAACATCACTTCCAATAGCAAGTTCTGCTTCTACTGTTTCATGATTAATACCATGAGATCCAGTAACTTTAAGTTCTTGATCTTCTTTTACATCATACTGAAGAATCTCCAGTGCTTCCTGTAATTGTGGTTTGTTCTTGAGTTTCGTTTTGATTGCGCTGAAGTGAGACATTGTTAGAATAAAATTCGGGTTTAAATTGACGGGTTTCTAAAGTTCCAAGTTTCTTCTCTATTGATTCAGTAATTTCAACACACTGATGAGAAGTAAAACCAGTTGCTTCTTCAGTTACATAACCATCTTGTCTGATAGTAAACTTAAGAGTTTGTTGCTGTGGCATATTTAAAAAGAATGATGGTGAGTGTCAATATCTCCATGTTCAATATTATCTATACTTTCAATATGACCATGATCAATATCAATGTGCCATTTCTTTTCAAGAGAATCAGCAATTCTTTCAAGTGCTGATGCTATTCTAGTGAAATCTTCACTCATAATAAAAGTATATTTATAGTTATTATAGCAATAAAAAAGACCCCTGTAAAGGGGTCTGATCCATCTCGAACTCAATTATATTTATAGATACTCTTTACGAGCATGATGTTCTGGAACTATTTTATTTAATTCCACTGTGAGGAGTCCATCTTCAAACTTGACGGATCCAACCTTCGTATCGTCGGAGACCGTCCAAACTCGTTCAAAGGAACGTTGGGCCAATCCTTTATAGACAAATTCTCCATCAACTTCTGGTTCTTCTTTCTTGCCTTCCACATATAATTTTCCAAACTCCGTATAGACTTTGAGTTCATCTTTTTTAAAGCCCGCAAGTGCGATTTCGAGTTTCGACTCATGATTATTTAATTGTATCAAATTGTATGGTGGATAGTTTGATGTTGTTTCTTGAAAATCAAATACACGATCAAGATAATCATGCATTCCAATACTGTTTTTTGAGATCCTATCCAATAATGCTGGAAGATCTGAGGCGGTGTACCTTGCTAGGTTACCCATAATAGTAGCTCCTTATTAAGCGAGTGTTTTAAGTTTGGATCCTTACGGCATCCATACTATATTTATAGCACAGACCATAAAAAAAGGGAGTGTTGAACTCCCTATAATTTTATTCGGTTTCCTGAGTCTTCCCTTTCTTTCCAATATTATACTTCTGCTCCAATACCCAATCTCCCTTGTCCTTATAGGCAAGAACTTTAATTTGATTAAGTGGAGCAATATCGGAAACTGAATCTGATTTCACTACAGATATAAGACCCCAATCAGCAAGAAGACGAGCAATACGATTCCGACGCTGAACGTCGTTAACAGTAAGGTTAGCGTGCTTTCCATCAAGAGCAAACAACTCCTTAAAATGTACTATATAATATCTACCTTGCTTATGTAAAATATGACAACTTTGGTAAAGTTTCTTTTCTTTTCGTGACGCAACACCAATTCTTGTTAAGGTTTCCCTAACTTTTAAGAAATCATCTGGTTCGTTTAAAGTTACTTCTACCATCTGGTCTTGAGACCACTGTACGGTAGGTTCAACGGTGGCAGTCATTTCGATCCTCCAGTTTCAAGTCGTTGTTTAATAAAATTAATTTGTTCAGGGGTTAATATTCTCAAAGCATTAGATGCTTTTTCGTTACTATAACCATAGTATTGTTTGATGATTTCAAGATCTGTGACTTTATCCTTACGGAGCCAGGGACTGAATCTCTTCTTTTTCCTAAGTGTATTTAGATAAAAAGAATATTGCATATCTTTATCAAGGAAAGAATATTTATTCATTTCGTTTGCAAACATAATACAATCAAGATGTCCTGACAAGCAACGATTGATAATGTAAGGAGAATAACTCTTTATTTCAGATGGATCTTCAGGAACCTTCTTTGTAAAATTAATTGAATTTAACCAATCCTTTAGTTCCATGCTGCCTCCAAAGGAGTTTGTGGGACAATAGAATAATTAGTCACCAACAGTTCTGTCTTAATATTCTCATCAGTTCCCTTATCACCACGATGTGCCATAGAATACCTCAACTTCCACTCCTTTAGATTGTAATTTTTATATAACTCTTTAAGTCTATCATTAACATTATAAGTTATCATAAACTTGTGGACACAATTATAAACGTCATCAGCAAATCTATTATGATCAAATGATTTATGCATCTCACGATTCTTTCCATATAAGAAATCCTTAATATCATATGGAGGATCTAGAAATATAAATGTATCTTTTGATCCATGTGCTTTCATCACTTCTGAATAATCAATATTAGTTATCTTCCAATGTTTAATTAACTTAGAAAACTGTGCTAGTTTATCTGCACCTACAAGAGAGAAATTAGAATTAGATGCTGTCTTTGAAAAGGTACTATTCTCTGTAAGTCCTGAGAAACTACACTTATTCATTATAAAGAATGCTACTGCTTTCTCAAAGTCATCATAAGTATCAATCTCTTCCTTATACTTATTGAATAGTTCTTTAGCCTTTGTAGTTACTTTATCCTTATCACCCTCATCCAACGTCCTCTGCTTCTCTTCTCGCACCCTCTCAGAAAGTTCTTCACCCCTATCCCTCAACTGTACCCAAAAGTTATAAAGAGGTACATAAAGATCATTTATCCATACAGGAATGTCTGGATTAGATTTAGTTATTTCAATAGCAATAGATCCACCACCTATAAAAGGTTCTCTATATTCTGAAATTGTTTTAGGAAACCAAGGTGATAATGTTTTTATTGCTTTAGATTTTCCACCAGGATATCTGAGTGGAGTCTTCAAAGCTTTCATTGTGTAAGTTTAGCAATATACTGATAAATTAAATCCCACTTAAACTCATAAGTATTTCCCATTTCATCTTGAAGATAGAATGGAATATTGGGATGCATCATCTTAGCACGATAATAATGATTGACTACATTATAGTCATCATCAATACGTCTTTGTTCTTCTAGTTCTTCTTCAGTCATCATGTGTATGGTTGTCTAGTTTACCAGACATCACATATGCATCTTTATTACCACCATGACCATGTGCTATTCCTAGTTCATGCATCTTGGCATGTTCATCAATAGGATCACGTAAATCTGTCTTGCCTGGTCCTATTGTAAGGTACAGTCCATACCCCATAATAAAGAACAATAATCCTACGATAATAAAAACTAAAACCATTAGTAATACCTCCTTCCGTTGTAATCTCGGCCTACTTCTACTTCAACAGCATCAAATATTCTAAGTAAAGAATTTGCAAATATTCTATATCCAGATCCAACATATAGTTGACCTGCCACTACAGAAAATGTTGCAATACCCCAGAAAATATAATAAAATCTGGACTTCACTTGGTTTCTCACTTTTTCTTTACTAATCATAATAATTACTACTTGAACTCACATTCTACCATAATCTCTGTCAAACATGCAAGCATATTTATCTCTTGATCTGCAACAAAAGCGATTTGGTACTGATACTTAGCAAGTATGAGAACAGCAGCAGGGATGGTAGAAGGAACCAAGGAAGTGTAAAGACTATCGTAAATACGACGTAATAAAACAGAAGGATCGTTGTCCAAGTTATTGACACACCATTTACGTACTTCCGCAAAGTTCTTTTCTTTGAGATTTTTAACGAGATCATTTACTTTTACGTCACTAAAATGTGCAAGTATACCAGTATCTATCTTACCACCAACAGAATATCTTTGACATTCATTAAGAACTCTTCTCCAATCAGGAAAATGTTTGTTGATAAGTTCTGCAAGAACTTTCTTATCTGCTTCTACTCTTTCTTGTTTTAAAATATCTACTAATCTTCCAAAAAATGCTGCTGCGATTTCTTGTTTAAGTTTTCCCTGAATACCAAACTCAACCACAGCACATCTCGAATGGAGGGGTTCAATGATTTTATTTTTGTAGTTGCAAGTGAAAATAAATCTACAGTTTCCTGAGAACTCCTCAATAGACGCTCTAAGGAGGAGTTGTACGTCGGGAGTGGTATTGTCTGCTTCATCGATGATGATAACCTTGTGCTTCGACTCACTCGTGAGAGATACCGTAGACGCAAAGTTCTTGGCATTATTCCTAACAGTGTCAAGAAAACGCCCCTCATCCGATCCATTAATGACATAGACATCTACCCCCAATTGCTTACAAAGTGCCTTAGCAACTGTAGTCTTACCACATCCTGCAGGACCAGCAAGAAGTAAATTAGGCACTTCACCTTTATCTAGGAAATCAAGAAAAGTCTTCTTGGTTTGTTCTGGTAGAATGCAATCCTCAATTTTTTGGGGTCGATACTTCTCAACCCAAAGAAATTCATCTCTCATGACAAAACAATATTAAGCAAAATTCTGGTCTGATGTTCACTAGGTGAATGACCAGTATGAACATAATCCCCATTAAATAATACCAGACGTCCTGGTTTAGGTGCAATAGTCTTCTTAATTTTCATATTAGTGGGATAAGATTGATGATCACTTAGGTTTTTATCACGTTTTTTATCATATATTATAGTATCTCCATCTGTATCATTAAGATATATAATTGCAGATCCAAAATCTGATTCAAGATTTTGGACATCAACATGAGGTGGATGTATATACTTTTGTTTATGAAGAATTGTTAAATCCAATCTACATCTAATAATATTCAATGCTTCCGCATAATCTTTTATCTGATATGCCAAAGGACGTATAAATGTAGATAATTTATTATCATAAAAAATATTAGGTTGTCCTATATCTACAAAAGGAATGACAAATCCAAAATCTTCTATATCATTTGGAATATTATTATCCCGCAATTTAAGAGATTGTTTTCCTTGAAAAAACCATTGCGTAGTATTGGGATTAACTGCATATTGAAGTTCCTCCAAATAAGAAGGTGATACAAAATTATCTATTATCTCAATATCAATTGGTCTCATAAATGCATATATTATTCAAATGTAGAATCTGGTTCTAGTGCAATATAATAAGTTAGATCTTGATTTTTACTTGTAAATCTAGATAGAAGTTTTGATGATACAACAACCTCATAATTACCAGGAAGAATTTTAATATTCTCAACCTTAAAATTAAATGAGAATTGCTTATCTGTTTCACCTACAGTAATTGCAAAATCATTTGATGTATCATTCTTCTTGTCACGAACAACAATCTTTACTACTCCATTAGCACCAACTACAGCAAGATCAGGAAGTTGATAGATTGCTGCTGCCTTAAGCAATTTATCTAATTGATCTGTACTCAATTCAAAAGTAACATCTTCACTAGGAAGATTAAATGTCTTATCAGGTGGGGTTACAATAACTTGTGGGTCAGCAAAGAAATACTTAGATCTAGATCTTCCTTCCTTAATTACAACATAATTATCCTCTTGGAAATCAAGATCAGGATTATTATGAAGGCTTAAACCATTAAGAAATTGTCCTAAATCATAAATACCAAAATCTCTTGGCAATTCTTCAGAAATAGTTGCTTCTGCAAGAATATTTTTCATCACACTAATAGTGCGAAGTTTTGTCCCTTGCTTAAAAAGAATAGACTGATTAATATTTGAAAAGTTTTTAAGAAGTGAAAGAGTTGATTCAGAAAGTTTCATAGCCACGGGTCGTAGTTTCATTGAGTTGCCCACTGAAGTGATAAAGTAGGAGTGAATAGTGTAGTGCTTTTAGTATATCACGTTTTGCTTGTCCCTTCTTGTCATAACGACTTAGATACTTGATTGCATTAGAACGACAGAATGATTCTGCATCTCCTACAGATTCAATAAGGTCAAGTGTCTGGACATTATTATTGTCAGAAGTATAGTGTCCACCATAAGTGGTAGAAATATAATCTTGGAGAGCTTTGATGGACTCATCTTCTTTATATTTTCTAGGATTGTCTGTTTCTATACCAGGTGTTGGAGGTATAACTACATCTGCTCCACTTACAAATGGATCAGAGTAAGAACTAAAATCTAGATTAAGAGTATCAACACTTGCTGTGTTTCCTACTCCCAAATCAAAATTTACAAAATCACCAGTATTTAATCCAATATGATGAGCAATTGAATCATCATTATCAGCAAATGCAGTAAATGCAGTTGGATAATCATCAAAATTGATAGTATCACCACCAGTTATAGTGAGAATGTCATCATCTGTTGTTTTACCTACAACCCTGTCTGCTCTTGCCCTATCCTTTGGGTTAGTAAAGGGGTTTTCTCTGTCTGGATCATTGCGAGTGTAATCGTACCATGCATCAGAGTGTTCTATATCATCATCCAAATCATTAACATCACTGGGAACATTAAATATAGTATCCCCAGTTCCTGTATTAATTACTATATTTTCACCATTCAATTCGTTGTTCTCAACTGGGTATGTTTTGTCCATAGTACCATTAAGTTCCTCATAAAGTAAGCTCCATGAATTAATCATACATCTACCCCTCCAACTTGTCAAGATCTACATCAGCATCTACCTTATCATATAGTTCAAGGAATGCTTGCTTAGTCTCATCATCAAATCTGTTTACACAAACTTGAATTGCTTTCATCTTATCATTAAAGATACTGTAAGCACGAACTATGTGAACCAATCTACGAGTGCTGATTATCTCCTCAATACCACCATCATAAAATGTCTTGCGGATGATATCACCCCAATCTACAAGTCTTGCAAGGAAGTCAGTATCAGTAACACCCAACTGTGAAGCAACACCACCAAGTATTTTCTTCTCTACTCCCACAGGTGGATACTCCTGCTCAAAGGTTACAGGGAATCTCTCAAGAAATGCTTCATTAAGAACATTAGTTCCAATGAACCTACCGTCGTCGGATCCTTTACCCTTTGTATTAGCAGTTGCAACCACATTGAATCCTACCGCAGGTCTGACAAACCTACCGATTTTTTTGAGGAACAACCCTTTACCTTCAAGTATGGGTTGGAGGCATAAGATTTTGTTACTAGCCAAGTCAATCTCATCGAGTAGCAAGATTGCTCCTCGTTCAAGTGCTTCAATGACAGGTCCGTTATGCCAAACTGTTGCCCCATCAACAAGCCTAAACCCACCAATAAGATCGTCTTCATCTGTTTCAATAGTAATGTTTACACGAATAAGTTCTCTACCCAATTGAGCACATGCTTGCTCCACACCAAAGGTCTTACCATTACCAGAGAGTCCAGTAATAAATGTAGGATAGAACTGCTTTGACTGTATTACTTTCTTTACATCATTAAAAGGACCAAACTTAACAAATGTATCATCCTTTGTAGGAACTAGATCCTGTACAACTGTAGGTTCAACAGAAGGAGCACTGAAAGACTTTTCAATATTCTCAACTGCTTTAGTGGTCACTTCAAGATTCCACTTACCACGACCAACAGAAAACTGTTTGATCTTTTTAGTAACAGTCTGATAAGCAATATCATTCATACGGCAAAATCCACGAACATCAGGGGCAGTGAACTCTTTACCATATGTACTTCTCAAACCTTCAATAATTTCATCTGCAGTCATTTTGATCTCAAACATAATGTAATTCGTTTCAATATAAGTATCATACATGAAAAAAGGGTCATATAGACCCCTAGTGGACACTTATTTAATTGTCTTTTATTTTCCTTTCCCATTCCAGATAAGATGAGGATACATCAGGTGGTTCAGGATCTTTATATCCATTTCTCTTCTTCCATTGATTATACATTGCTCCCATCAACCATGATTGAGAAAGACTCTTTGGTCCATCTCTCAATAAGTCTGCTTGTTTGCCAGTGTGGTATGGAAGAGACTCTTCTCTCCAATTGGAATCATCATAAGGTTTGTTTGTCATTTGTAAGCAAAGGTTTTCTTTTTGATTTGTGTATCACCTTCTGGTGAAGTTTGGCCTGGTTTAAATTTACCTGCCTTTATTCTTTTAACGTTTCTACCTTGACTGTCTTTGCCTAGTCCACCTTTTCTCGTTGCTGATACTGTACCAGTTTTTTTCTTTTGTGTCAAGACCGCATCCTGACCATACTTCTTACCTAATTTTTTAATAGTATCACTAAACTTCCTCTTACCCATTTTACCAGAAGTAACTACATGACTTCTCTCTTTAACCTTTGTGGTTTTACCAGTCTTGTCATCTTTTTCATCCCATCTTCCAGATACCTTAGTAGCACCAGGTAGACCCTTACCTTTTATATCACGATCTAACTGCTTTGCTCTTGCCTTATTTTCTTTCTTAGATTTGTCACCACGACTTCCAGAGATGACTGCCATCCCTCCTTTATCAGATTTAGATTTAATTCTACTCAGACTACTTTCTTCTAGAAATTCTTTAAAAGTCTTCATTATCGGTGACAGTTTCTAAATTTATTTATCATTATATGGTTATACGACTAGTTGAACCCCCCCATGTTCCATGTAAAGTATAATTAAATGAAACTAGAGATCTATCATCATTAGTAATATTGACACCACTAGCATGTTGTAAGTGAGAAGGAAACAAAAATAAATCTCCTTCTTTAGGTGTAACTTTGAAAAAACTAGAATTAACAAGATTAGATTCCTCTATTTCACTATCTGGATTCATTTGACCAGAAATCCAACCATAAGGTGGGACATCACAAAAATTTATGTCTCCAGAATCTGGTGGTGTTTGATAATAATATATCCCAGATAACCATGAATTTGAGTGATAATGTCTATAAGACTGATCACCTTTATTATGTACTAAAACCCAACTAGATTGATGTTTTAAATATACTGTTTTTTTAAGTCTTAAAATTTCTCTTAAATATGTTTCTATTTCAATTTCTATTACATCTTTTAATTTTTTATTTTTATCCAAATATTTTTCATCATCAGAAATCCACCCATTCTCTTGTGCTGATCTTCTAAATCCAACTTTTCCTATATCAAAATCAGTTCCAATATTAGTTTGTACTAATGGAGTTGGAAATAACAAATTCAATTTTTGTGTCATTCTTATTCTTCTTCCTCTTTTTTACATAGAGAATAATTAAACATATTAAATCTAATTCCGTGTTGTTGTAACAAATAAATTTTTGTTTCTGTCATTTCCTCAGTATAGAAAATAACTGGTTGTTCTTTACAATCTCCACTCATTCTTCTTCCTCCACTATAGATTGATAATACTCCAATCTTTGTCGAAGGATGGTTACTTCTTTCTTTAACTCTTCTTTTTCCGTTGTCAGTTCTGCGATTTCTTGTTCGTAGAGGATAATCATTTGTTCCAGTCGAAGTACATCATTTTCAAGATCCCATCGTGGTTTGGGATATGGGTTGGTCATGTTAGGGTTTCTGAGTAATTATTTACTGATTTAATCATCTCTTTATCTTTACATTTCCACTAAAACTTGTTGCAGAACACGAAAAATTGTCCCATAACAAATCTTCCAAGTTTTTTACCTAAATCATTTTTTTCCATACTAATTTTAGTTGCTTTATGAGGAATTGATGAGGGAAAACAAAAAACTCTATTATGTTTACATTCAATTTCAATATCCCACATAGGAAAACATAAATTACCACCAGTAAATTTTTTTGGTTCTCTGTAAAACCAAGTAAGACAAGTTAAATTTGAATAATCTCTATGGACTCTATATTCATCATTATCCTCATAGTATACAAGTTGGGTAAAATCATCTTGATAAGAATTAACATCATTAATTGCCCAATGAGGATGATTCTTAAATATATCTACACTATTAAGTAATTTTCTATTTACTTCAAGAATATTAGATTGAGATCTATTTTGACCAAAAAAGTCATCCAACCATATAGTCGAATTATTTTTCAATAAATTTTTATTACCATCTTCATCAAACCCATCCCATGCTGCACCATTTTCAACTGCTGCTCTTGGCATCCTTCTAGGATGACACATATAATCTAACTCTTGCCAAATCTCTTCCAACTCTAATTGATTGTAAAAATCATCAATCAAAATATAAGGAAACTCTTTATTTCCATTGATAATATTCATTATTTAAATCCAATCTGGTTGTCTGGATGGGTCACGTAAATAATTAGATGCAACCCAAGGTTTGCTGCTAATGTAATTTTTGTAAGCAGTAAAAGTGTCAATGCTTGTGTCATGTTTATACTCATCAGGCATTGCACGAGTAAAGGACTCCACCATACAATAGCATGTAATTACTTCTCCTGCAAATTTGTGAAATGTTTTCTTTGCTTCAAACAATGCTTTATGGCATCCATGCAATTTACCATAACGATGTGAATACTCATCAGATAAAGCACAACCATGTTGAATTAACCATGCAGTATTGTATATGCTATCTGCTGCCCATTGGGTGCAAGGGTGATTTCTAAATGCACCCTTTACAACTGAATATGGTGTTCCATCTTTCTTCTTAACTAAATCATCACCCCAGTCATAGTACCAATGGGAGAAGACAATGGAGAGCATTTGACATGTCTCCAATGGCATCTTAACCACATGCTTGTCAGGCAATACTCTTGCTGATCTATGTGGATCCCAATCAGTTACAAAAATGTTCATGCGACTAGTTCAATAAATTCACCAAGAACTTTTTTGTTAAGTTTCTTAGTCTTCAAGGATTTGACAAATGCTCTTTTGATCTGTGCTTTTGTTGCTTCATCATCCACATCAAACTCAGCATCTTGAGCAAGAGCAGCAGAAGAGATAGCAAAGTATGCATTATAACCAGAATTGGTAATAGTGCAACTCTTATTCTTTTTCCACTCACTCATTATCTTATCATTATTCCAGTGATAATGTCCAATGAAATATCTTGCATCACGACCTTCAAGAACACGAATACCAATAAAATTAGTAGAAGGGAACTTATCTTGAAGATGATGCAAAAGTCCATCAGTGAACTGTCTATATCCACCAGGAAGTTTATAAGTCCTACCAAGTTTACGATCTCTTAGGAAAGAACGATCCCCATGACAAGGAACACATCCTAAAAACTCACCCTCTTCCCATGCACGATCAACCATCTTATTGTAAGGAAGTTGAGAACCTTCACCATCAGTAAGGATAATACACTGAACTTTTTCAGCACCAGTCTTCTCTTGGAATTGTGGGATAAGTTGATGAAGAGTGACTAATGTTTCATTTAATGGAGTACCAGAAAGACACAACTCAATTGGATATTGATAAGTAGCACGATTACCACCAAATGTATGAGCAGTTCTCCAGATATTAATCATCTGCTTTTCTAGTGTTTTAGCATTTGAGTCACTAGTAAAGAAGTGAAGTAAACTAAAATCACTATCTACATGAAGGAACCCCTCCTTTCTTTCACAATGTTGAAACTTTGGTTTCGTCATTCTATCATACCCATCTTCCATATATTCTCTATCATTTCTGTTTCTAAACTCACTACTAAAAGCATACACATCAAAAGGAATCTGAACTTTCTTACAGAACCAAATTAGATTATAAAGTTGCTTTAGTGTGTCTTCAAGAACTCTTGACATGGAACCAGACCAATCCAATATAAAGATCAATCCATGATTCTTACCATCAGGAAGAACAGTTATTTTCTTGAATAGATCTTCATTAAACTTATAGGTATGAAGTTGTCTTGTATCTAAAACCCCAGTTCTAGAAGTAGAAGCACGAGCATAAGCAGCAGCAGACTTACGGCACTCAAACTCTTTAACAAGGTAAGAAACCTCTTTCTGGGCATCTCGTTTAAATTTAACATAATCGGAATCAGGTACTTGAAAAGTGGTTTCGGGATAAAGATATTCTAGACCTTCAGGAACTTCTCCTCTTGATTTTAATGCTTTAGTATATCTTTCATCTTCTTCTCTATAATGTTTATCTGCTATTTCATGAACTGTTTCGTTTGATATAATAATACTCTCAAGATTGACTTTAGGAAGTTCTACATATACATTTTCAGATGAATACTCACCACCAGTAAGATCCTTTAACTTACCCATCAATGCATCTGCTGTTTGGATTTGAGGTTCTAGAGGATTGCTAGAATCATCCACCCCAGTAGGAGAATCAGCACTACTGACCCCACTTTCCAAAGGAGCATCGCTATCAGAGTCAGAAAGGGAAGAATCAGAATTGCTAGGGATATCAGCATCAAGATCCCCAGTGCCTGTAGTATCACTTGTAGACTGTCCATCGACCAAATCTTCCCCCAAACCCTCTTCACCCTTTGTTGGAAGTTCTTGGGTTTTCTGTTGGGTCTCTTGCTTGCAGAAACTATATAACGCTTTTGCTGCTGCAATGGTGTCAGTAAAGGTCTCGGCATTGTTAATTAAAGAGATAATCTCCGTTTCAGGAGCTGAAAAAGGAATATTAATGAACGAACCAATCTTGAAATATAGATTAGCCCGATCAGCAAGATTAAGATTATTAATATCTTCACCATCTAACTCAAAGAAGTCACTCTCATGCATCTCATTATATCCTCTATAGAAGGATTTGGCAATTCCTAGATATTTTCTCTTCATCAATTTTTCAATACGAGCATCCTCAACCACATTCATAAACTGATGAGGAATGTCCTTTGGAGGATCTACATTCGGTGTAAAGAGTGCGTGTCCTACTTCATGTCCTACAAGCATATCATATACATAATTGCTTGCCTTCTCCCAGAGTGGAAGGATCAATACACGAGTGTCTACATTAAACTGTGCTGTCTCAACGTGCTTATGCTCTACTACTATATCTTCAGTAGCAAGCAACTTTGCTAGTTGGGACTTGATTTCTTGCTGAACTGCCATACTTTTTGTTTCGTATGAACCTAGTATACTAAAAAACCTCCCCATTACTGAGGAGGTTGTGACACTTATTTGATTGGTTTTTTTGTGCTTAGAAGACCTCACTACAAAGTCTTCGGCATACTGTCGCATTGTCATCACACTCCGTGAGGCACTGAAAATAATCATTTATAGCAGATTCGTGGTCTACTTCTTCTATCTCCTCTGTACTTGATTTCCAACCTGCCAATTGATTATAGGATACTAGATTGTGCATTGATGACTTCTCCATTGTTTAACGTGAACTTCATAACCATTTAAGTTTGGTTACATCTTGTTCTCCTCAAGTCTACTATTATTTAGAAAAAAATGTTTGTATTTGCTGATACAAATTTACAAAAATAAATGCCTACGAGTTTATACCTAGTTGTATAAATAGATTTTTAAAACTGTGAGGGAAGGAGTCGAACCTTCAAGTCCCGCCAGGAACATCAGTTAAACAGACTGACACGTTTACCAGTTTCGTCACCTCACAAAGGAATCCCTAATCAGGGATTGCTTGCATGATACGTGTAACTCCGATTCCTCCTCCACTTCTAGGGAAGAAGTCGAATTCAAGAAATTCTTCAAGTTCTTTTTCTACTCTTTCCTTTCCAAATAAATTAATAATCAGTTGAGCATACTGTCCATCTGATATTGTGTAGAAAGTTTCACGCATCTGTTCTTTATCGGTGCTGCGTTCCGCACTACCAATAGTTTCCATACCATTTAATATAACATCAATCTTCTTACTGGTATCATCATTATTCCTTGCCATGTTCCAGAATGGTGATGTCCACTCAGGGAAGTCAGTAATCATACCATGACCAATCTTTTCTTCATGGTCATGATCAAGTTCTTTTGTATTAAACTTATTAGACCAATCATCATAGGTTTCAATTTCAAGATCAGGTAAACCAAGATATTCACATAGTTCTATTTCCATCTTCTTAAGTTCGTCTACACCACCGTGCATCTCAAACTCAAACATAGGGAAGATAACTTCATGTCTTCCTGCTACAGGATTTGGTTCCTGTCTATAAGAAGTTGATACACAAAAGAAACCAGGTGCTTCAGGGTTCTTAAGTAGTTCATATTCCAACCACATTTGCCCTGTCTGTGGTAGTGGCCAGATCTCTCCATTATACTCATATGTTGCTACTGTCTCTGGATCTTCACAGGCAGCAAGAATACTTAAACGGTTCTGAGTATGTACCTCATAGAAACCTTTAGCCAAAAAAAATGACCTTAATAGGTCAACGGTCTTGGTATATTTTTTTGGGTCAATAATGCTTGTCATTATTTCTAGGCAAAACTAATTTATTTATATAATTAAAAAAGCACTCTTGAGGTATTTCCTCTTAAGTGCTTGTCTCCTGACTTTTGCTTGTCTTAGAGCCTGTGGTTTAAGTTTTCGTTTCTTCTCCTTTCGGGAGTGATGAATCCAATTTGGTACTCTCATTGATCTGAATAGAACTCAGCAAAATCTTCACTATAGTATATTATATAGTTGCCCTATGAGTAAAGAGATAGTTGATTCGTATCTATTGCAATATTTCCTGATATACTAATTCTTTCTTCTTTACAATTGTAAAATGGAAACACTGAATGCAGTAATTGTGAAGGAAAAAATAACAACGTACCCTCTCGTGATGGAGACATTTCATATGTATAGTTAGAAGGTTCTCCTAACATATTCACAAATTGAAATTGAAAATTAGATATACTCGATGAATTAGAACGTGCAATAGGAAGTTGCTTCTGTTCTCTATGATCTGTAGGAATTTTCATCCAAATTACAAAGCTATAAATTCCAAAATGATTATGTACTGGATTAAATTCAGTTTCTTTTTGATAATTGACCCAGAAAGATTTTAAATAATATGGATGAGGCATACTTGATGCAAAACTATTTCCTAAGTTACCAAATTCTTTTGCATAAGTTTTAAGACATTCTGTTAGAACATTATCCCAAAACCAATTATCTTTATCAATAATGTTCTGACTATTGCTAATATTCCCTGCCAATTCAGGTTTAGTATCCCCTTTATGATCTTCACAACAATTCCAAAGATGTTTCATCTCTTCATCATTTAATTTAATTTCTAACCATCCAATATTAGGAGGGTATATACTTTTTATTTTCATTGATCAACCATCCTACTAAACCCTTTCACTTTCTCAAATCTTATCATACTCTCAAACTTTTCATGCATTTCTGGTTTGTGGGATATAACAAAAATATTAGTGTCCTTAATAACGTAACGAATAATCTTTAAGAACTCATCTGTTCCCATACCATCAAGTGAACTATCAAACACCTCATCCATTATAAGAAGGTTGGTATTGACAGAGTTCTTCATTCTAGCAACCTCTCTCCATGTGAATAGAAGTGCTAGGTCAATTCTCATCTTCTCACCTTCCGAAAAAGAAGCGTAAGAAAAATCCTCATGGATTGGGGACTGAACGGTTTCGTTAAACTCCTCATCAAGTGTGAAGTTTATGTAGAAGTCCATCTTCTGAAGATATCGATTGACTTGCTGATTTATCAGCGGTAGATACTTCTTAATGATTTTGGTCTTAACTCCACCGTCTCTAAGTAAGCCATACATGAAATCGTAATAGCTTATGGTGTCCTTCCTAGAAGATAATTCGTCGTATGTAGTTGTTAGTTTGTCCTTGAAGGTTGTTAACTTCTCATGCTCAGTATTTCTATCTGCAAGTTGTTCGGTAAGTTTTTGAATTTCCGATTCAAGATCTCTGATCTGTCGTTGACATCCAGAAATGCGAGTATTGTTTTTAGAAATGCCATGCGTTAATGTTGTGATCTCCTTCGATAGGGCAGTGAATTGATGCTCTCGCTCTTCTTCGTTTTTAATTGCTTCTTCTAGTTCTTTATAACCAGATTGCAACTCCTTAGCTTTAGTTTGAGCATCGGCAATTTTATTTATTCTGAAGTCCTCTTGAATGTCCTGTCTACATGTAGGGCAAACAGTATGTTCTGTGAAAAACTTATGCTCTTTGGTAATGGTAGATACTTTATTGGATATTTTTCCTTTAAGATTTCCTAACTCACGTAACTTTTCTGTAGCTCCTGTTAGCTTTTCTTGATCTTTTGTAAGTCCATATACCTGATCTTCTGTATGCTCATTCTGATTTATCAGAACACAAATTTCATCACCAATACTTCTCATTTTCTTTTTATTATCCTCTATTCTTCCCTTACCTTGCTGTTCTATCTCTTCAATAAAATTAGTTTGCATCTCTACTTTATCATTCAGAGATTCTTTCTTAAGTTCTAATGTTTTTATCTGTTCTCTAAGTTCTCTTATTTTATCTTTAATCAAATTATTCATAGATGAGAAAATCTTAATATCCAAAAGATCCTCAATAACTTCTCTTCTGTTGGATGCAGTCAATTGCATGAATGGAACAAATGCACTTGATCCAAGAATTACAATCTGAGTAAATGACTTATAGTTCATCTTAAGAACATTCTGCTCTAACCACTTCTGTTGATCATTAGCAGAAGCAGCTTGATCCATCAAACTACCATCCCTCCATATCTCAAACTTATTTGGTTTAATAGATCTTACTACCTTCCATTCAGTTGGTCCTATAGAGAACTCAACCTCAACCATACAATCTTTTTCATTCACAGTATTGACTAACTGACCCTTACTAATCTTACGGAATGGTTTATTGAACAAACTGAAAGTAAGAGCATCCAATACAGTACTTTTTCCAGCACCATTTGTTCCTACTATTAATGTAGTAGAATTCTTAGAGAATTTAGCTTCACTATCAAGTGATAAATTAATTTCAGTAAATTGATTTCCAGTAGATAGAAAATTCTTCCACCGTATTTTTTCAAATGTAATCATGTTTGGTAGCAGGAGGGACTACGATGTCATTAGGAGTAATAACTGCATAGTTATAATCATGAGACTCACAGGTCTTGATCATAACCTCATCCTCCACTTCAATAACATGCATCTTAGGACTTCCACTATCTTCAAGCATCATAGCATATCGAACAGCATCATCCTCTTCTTCAAAGAGATAAAGGATATGTTCTCCTTCATCATCTTGCACCGAGTAAGCACCTTCTGTTTCTTTTCCATGTATTGTTAAGATAAACATTAAATCAACTCACATGCCTCTTGATAAATGTTTTGTACCATCTTTTGTACTTTAGATTTATCAAGTTTAATTTCTGCTTCTTCAATATATCGATTAAGAACTGATATAGTATCCTCTGATTCAAATGCTTCAAAGTCTGTTGCTTCTTGAATTTGAAAATTTTCTACAATTTTTAATTCTGCAACATTAGTTGCATATAGTTTATCAATAAACTTTTCAAACTGAGTGGTATTTGATTTTTGTTTAACAATAACTTTTACGATTTTATTTTCCAATTCCCGTGCGTCAAATAACTGATAATCAGTATCATTATAATAAACCAAGTGATGCAATCTATATGGATTATTAATGGGAGTATGCTCTAGTGTCTCTGTATCAAATAAATGAAAACCTCTATTAGGATCATTCACATCATTCCAGAACATCTCATAAGGATTTCCAAGATAATAAACATTCTCTTCATTTGAACGACAATGATAATGACCAGAGAATGTCTTTTTAAATTTCTTAAATATATCCCATTTCATTCCATGCTCCATCATGTGACCTGGTGTAGCTCTAAATCCATTCAACTCAAGATGCCCCATACACATAGGTGCTCTTGACTTATTAATCATTGCTACACTCTTCTCTTCATTCTCCTTGTTTATCCAAGGCACAAGAAGAATATTACAACCACCCACTTCTATAGAAGTTGTTTCAGAATATATTTTTACATTATCATATTCTCTCAGTAAAAGATCTACTGCATTTATCTCATTTGTATTTTTATAATACGCTGTATGATTACCAACTATCGTATGGACAGTAATGCCCATATCTCTTAACCTATCAAAATAATTATCCTTTGCCCATGTTAAAGCAGAAAAATTAATCCCTGTACGATTATCAAATGTATCTCCCATATCAATAACCGTAGTAATCCCTGACCTTTCTAAAAAAGGAAAGAAAATATTATTATAAAACTTCAGAAAATAATCATGAAAAAGTTTAGAATTTTTTCGTGCTCCAAAGTGCTGATCAGTTATGATGGCAACTTTCATTAATTACGCAATTTAGAATGCACCGCATCTTTGATTGAATTATAGTCTGCAAAATTAGATCCGTCAATCTTATTATCATCATTAAAAACTTCTTGATAACCAGACTTCTCAATAATCTTATTCTTAATTTCTAACTGACGTTTCTCCCTTTGTATTCTGCGGAGAAATGCATAATGTATAATCTGTGTAAAGTAAGCAAAAGGATTCTTGGATTTCTCAGGATTAAAGTTGTGTATGTACTGAACGCAATTTTCGATTCCATCAGAGATCATGTCCTCCTTGAACATATAATTAACAAAGTTTGGTTTAAATGATAAATGATTTGCAATCTTTAAGAAACACTCACCTATGTACCTTGGTATAACTGGTTTGGTTTTATCTTGCAGTCGTGCTATTTCTATATCTTCTTGATATTTAATTAATGCAGCTAAAAACTCTTTATTGTTAACATAGTGTTCAGATCTTTTTCTTTTAGCCATAGGTCTAATTATTGCCATAAGTCTTTATCACTATTATGTAGATATTATAACACTTCCATCTGTAGTTGACAAGGTATCAAATTACATGTAGACTAACTCTGTCAGGGTTCAAGGGTTGGTACTAGCTAGATTTATTTTCAGGACTATCTAATTTAAATATTTTTTCTAAATTCTCTTTAGCATCATTTACATTAGAAATATATCCCATTCTTCTATTAAGTTTATGTTGATGCTGCATTTCTCTTTGGGAATCTCTAAGAAAATGTTGATACATTACAATCATTTCCATATCACCTGATTCAGAAAGAGTTATAACATTATCCATATTAATTATAAACATATCTTCTCTTGTAGTTTTTAACCAAGGTTCAACTTTATATCCTACTAGTCCACCTTTATTTTTTATTTCACTAAAAGTAACAGGAGAATGTATAATTAACATAGTTCTATCTTCTTCTTCCGAAGCGGCAACCCGTGCGAAGACCTCTTCTCCAGATTTAAGTTTTATTGTTGCATAAAAGTCGTCTTCAATTCCCATCTTTCTTAAGTTGCACTGTGATTATTTCATAGTTAAAATTTTCTTCATTGTAGATTTTAATTCTTTCTATAAAGTGATTTAATGTATAATTCTTCTTAGAATTATGAGTACAATCATCTGATATATCATACAAAGTTGCTTTTACTTTGTTATTACCTTTTCTAAGAACACGTCCAATGCTTTGGAGATTTCTAATTCGTGATTTTGACGGTGAGGCAAAGATAACGTTATGGAGATTTTTAATATTGATGCCAGTAGAAAATGTTCCATACGAGGCAACGATGATTGCATTATTCTCCCTCTCAGTAATTTCACGAATTAATTCTCTTTCTTCAGCATTCACTCCACCGTGAACAAAAAATACTTTACGGTCAATTCGTTTGCTATTATTTATCTTTTCATACAGTACTGCACCATGTGCTTCTACTCTACTATAAAGAACAAGTGTATTACCTTTTAAATCTAATGTTAAATTGGTTATAAATTTATTTCTTTGTTCATGTGATATTAAATATTCTATTTCATCATTATAAACTTCAAACTTTTGAGGAGGATGTTTAAGAACTAAACATTGAATATCTAATTTAGAAAGATGACCTTGCTTCATTAGTTCATCTGTTTTAGTCACCTTGTATGATGGACCAAACAATCCCTCTAAGACCCACTTATGCGTCTGTGTGCCGTCTAATGTTCCAGTAAATCCAAATCTATACTTAGCATGATGAAGTTTTGTCATTATAGATACTAGGGACTTACTTTTAAATAAGTGAGCCTCATCACCGATAACAACGTTATAGTCTTCAAAAAAGGATCTCTCTAGTTTATAGACAGATTGCCATGTAGTTATAGTAACGGGGTGTTCGTTGGTTTTATC